CGAATGGATGAAGCAGCTGACCGCCGAACAACTGATGACGATCAAGACCCGGCAAGGCTTCCAGCGGCTGGAATGGCAGCAGACGCGCGAGCGCAACGAGGCGCTGGATTGCCGGGTCTATGCCCGGGCGGCCGCCTGGCTGATGGGCATCGACCGCTGGGACGAGCACCGCTGGCAGGAGCTGGAGAACCAGCTGGCTTCCGAGACGGGTCCGAAGGAATTGCCCCCGGCGGGGCAGCCGAACCGGGCTTCAGCGCAACAGACAGCGCCGCGACCCGGGGGATTCCTCGGGCCCCGGCGCGGGAAATGGTTCTGACATGGCCTTCACGCAAGCCGATCTCGACGCCCTGAAGGCGGCCTATGTCAGCGGGACGCTGCGGGTGCGGTTCTCGGACGGCAAGGAGGTCACTTATCCGACGGGGGACGATCTGCTGCGCCGCATCCGGATCGTTGCGGCGGAATTGGCCGCGAGCGGTGCCGGGCAACCCGCGCCCGTCGGGCGCTTTGCGACGTTCCGGAGGGGATGATGGGGGCCAATCGGCATGAAAAAGGTGGAGTGCCCTGGGGGGCGATCGACTCCGCACTGGCTATCGTTGCCCCCCGCCGGGCTGCGGCCCGCTATGCGGCGAAGGTGGCCATCGCCAATCTGCGCCGGGGATACGAGGCAGGCGGCAAGACCCGGGTCACCGAAGGCTGGCGCGGGAGCAATGCCTCTGCGGATGCGGAGATCGCCGCCGCGGGACCGGTGCTGCGGGATCGGTCGCGCGATCTGGTCCGCAATAACGCGCTGGCGGCGCAGGCGGTGCAGGTGCTGGTCAACAATATCGTCGGCCCGGGCATCCGGCCCCGCGCGGCGAGCGGCAACAAGGCGCTGAACAAGCGGGTGGATGCGCTGTGGCGGGGGTTCTCGGCCAATTGTGACTTCTACGGGCACACCGATTTCCACGGGCTGCTGGCCCTCGCCGTGCGGGAAATGATCGAAGCGGGCGACATTCTCGCCCTCAAGATCGCCACGCCGCGTGGGCTGGGCAGGACCGTCCCGCTGCAAATCCAGCTGCGCGAGATCGACCACCTCGACACTGCCCGGGTGCAGGATATCGCGGGCGGCGGCTACACCGACCAGGGCATCGAGTTCGATGCAGGCGGGCGGCGGACCGCCTTCTGGATGTTCCCGCAGCATCCGGGCGGCACGACCCGCGCGTTCCGTCGCCGCTTCGAGTCGGAGCGGATCGATGCGACCCGCGTGGCCCATCTCTTCGAACGCCAGCGGGTGCAGAGCCGGGGTGTCCCCTGGGGTGCGCCGGCCATGCTGGCGTTGCGCGATCTCGGCGACTGGCAGCAGGCGGAACTGGTCCGCAAGAAAACCGAGGCCTGCCTCGTCGGCATCGTCTTCGGCGATGACGAGACCCAAGCCTCCGTTGCGCCGGTGGTACAGGACAGTCAGGGCAACAAGGTCGAGCAGTTCGAACCCGGCCTCATCGCCTATGCCCGGGGCGGCAAGGACATCAAGTTCAACCAGCCCGCTTCAACCGCCGGTGTCTATGAATGGAACCGGGTGCAGATGCACATCGTCGCCTCCGGCTTCCGGGTCCCCTACGCGCTGATGACCGGCGATCTCAGCCAGAACAACTTCTCGTCCAGCCGGGTCGGCCTCAACGAATTCCGCCGGATGGTGGAGCAGCTGCAATGGCAGACCGTCATCCCGATGTTCTGCGAGCCGATCTGGCGCTGGTTTGTCGAAGCCGCGCAACTGGCCGGGCTCCTGCCCCTCGACGCCATGATCCCAGCGGAGTGGGCGCCGCCGCGCTTCGAAATGGTGAATCCGCTGCAGGATGTGCAGGCCGACTTGCTGGAAACCCGCGCCGGCTTCGCCTCGCCACAACAGATGATCGCCAAGCGCGGCTACGATCCGGCGGCGGTGATCGAAGAATGGGCCACGCATGCCGAGGCGACCGATGCGCTGGGCCTGATCTTCGATTCTGACCCGCGCAAGGTCAGCAAGGGCGGCAACGTCCAGCCGACGGAACAGAACACCGCGACCGACCCGGCCATCCACCCGGCAACCGGCACCAAACCGACGGAGTAACCCCTATGTCCCCCGATACCCTGCTCCTGCCCGTGATCGGGCGGGCCGCGTCCGTGCGCCCGGAGTCCATCAACCCCGAGGCCCGAACGGTCGAAATCGTCTGGACCACCGGCGCGACCGTCCAGCGTCGCCGCTGGGAGGGCTGGGACGAGATCCGCGAATATGACGAGGAGCTCATCGTTACGCCGCAGGCGGTGCGGCTGGAACGGATGAACGGCGGCGCGCCGTTTCTGGACTCGCATGACGGCTGGAGCCTCCGGTCGGTCCTTGGCGCCGTCGAGCCCGGATCAGTCCGGATCGAAGGCGGCCAGGGCACGGCGACGATCCGCCTGACCTCGGCTCCCGATGCCGCCGACACCGTCCACCGCATTCTGGAAAAGACCGTCCGGCATGTCTCGGTCGGCTACCGGGTACACCGCTACGAGATCACCAAGCGCGAAGGCCAGCGCGAGTTGTGGCGCGCCGTCGACTGGGAACCGATGGAGGTCTCCGCCGTCGCCATGCCCGCTGATCCCGGCGCGCATATTCGTGCCGAAGGCTCCGGGGCAACTGCCCTCGCACCCTGCACAATCACCCGATCCGACACCCCCGCCGCACAAGCGGCACATCAGAAGGAGGCAGCAATGCCGAATGATACCCTGCTTCCCGGCAGCGAACCTGACGCGACCCGTTCGCTTCCGCCGTCCCCAGCACCCGCTGCCCCGGCACCACCGGCGCCTTCGGCGGACACGATCCGCGCCGAGGAGCGCCAGCGCGCCGCCGAGATCACGACGCTTTGCCAGCGCCACGGGCTGGGCCTCGATTTCGGCGCGGACCTGATCGCGCGGGGCGTGGCGCTGGATGCGGCCCGCTCGGCGATCCTCGACCGGCTGGTCGCGCAGAACCCGACGACGCGCGGGGCCGAGATCACCCCGGCGCGCGTCGGCGGGCCCTCGTCCACCGACCTCGGCTTCCGCGATGCCGTGACCGAAGCGCTGCTGCACCGCCACGAGCCCGGGCGGACGCCGCTCTCCAACGATGCCCGGGAATTCCGGGGCCTGACCCTGATGGAAATGGCCCGGATCGCGGTCGAACGCCGGGGCATCAATACGCGCGGCATGTCCAAGATGGAACTGGCCACCGAGGCGCTGATGGGTCGCGCCTCGGTCGGCTATCATGCCACCGCCGACTTTCCCTTTCTGCTGGCCAACGTCGCAAACAAGACCCTGCGCTCGGCCTATGACTCCACACTGCGCACCTTCACCGCTTGGGCCCGCCAGGCGACGATCACCGACTTCAAGCAGGTCCAGCGAACCCAGCTTGGCGGCGCGCCCGATCTGCAGCGCGTGCCGGAAAGCGGCGAGTTCACCTACGGGACCATCGGCGAGGGCCGAGAGGTCTATTCGCTGCTGACCTACGGCCGGATCGTCGGCATCACCCGGCAGACGCTGATCAACGACGATCTCGACGCTTTCACCCGCGTGCCTTCGGCCTTCGGTGCCTCGGCGGCGGACCTTGAGAGCGATCTCGTCTATTCGATCCTGACCACCAACCCGCTGATGGGCGATGGCCTGGCCCTCTTCGTCGCCGGTCACGGCAACCTCGGCACGGCGGCGGCCATCACCGAGACGTCCCTTGCCGAGGCCTACCGCCTTTTCGGCAACCAGCGCGGGCTTGAGGGGCGGCAAATCTCGATCCAGCCGCGCTACATCCTCACGCCGCCCGGCACCCGGTCGGTCGAAGCCCGCAAGAACGTCACCGCCACGACGCCGATGGCGGTCGCGGGCGTCAACGCCTTCGCCGGGCGGCTGGAACCCATCGAAGAGCCGCGCCTGATCCCGGCGGCGGGTGCGGACCCGTGGTTCCTCGTCGCCGATCCCTCCCGGATCGACACGGTGGAATACGGCTACCTCGAGGGCAATACCGGGCCCTACACCGAGACCCGGACCGGTTTCGAAGTGGACGGCATCGAGATCAAGGCCCGGCACGACTTTGCCACCAAGGCGATCGACTGGCGCGGGATGCTCCGCAACGCAGGCATCTGACGCCTGATCCCGGCGCGACAGCCGATGCCGCGCCACCCCTTCCCCTTCAATCAGGAGCCACGACATGGCGAAAAACTACATTATGGCAGGCGATACGATCAACATCATCGCCGGCGCGAACATCGCTTCCGGCGCGGGTGTCCAGGTGGGCCGCATCTTCGGTGTGGCTGCGAACGATATCGCCAGCGGCACCGAGGGCCCGATCAACCTGACCGGCGTCTATGATCTGCCGAAGACCGCCGCGCAGGCCTGGACCGCAGGCGCGCTGATCTACTGGACCGGCACAGCCTGCACGAACGTCGCCGCCACCAACATCCTGATCGGGATCGCGACACGGGCGCAGCTTGCGGCCGATACCGTGGGTCGGGTTCGGCTCAACGGCGCGGGCATCACCCCGTGACGGCGTTCACAGCCGCCGCGACCGCGCTGTTCCGCGACCCGAACATCGCGGTGGATGCGCTCTATCGCCCGGGCGGGATCGGCAGTGGTGTCGCCATCCGCGTCATCCGATCCGCACCGGATCAGGTCGCTGCCTTCGGCGAGGGCCGCTTCGTCACGGATACGGTGCTGATCGCGGTCTGTGTAGCCGATGCGCCGGACCTTGCTTCCGGTGACACGATCGAGGCCGACGGGGTGCTGTTCGAAGTCCGGGCCGATCCCGTCCGTGATGCGGACCGCCTGATCTGGACGGCCGAGGCGCGCGAACTGTGAGGTTGTCGGTCAAGGTTGAGGGCGACTTTGTCGAGATCACCGGCAGCAGCATTGCCGAGGGCAAATCCGCCGTCACGCGCGGCGTGGCGGCGGCAGGCGCGGGATTGCAGGCCGACTGGCGGGGGCAGATCGCGGCGGCGGGACTGGGTTTGAGGCTCGCCCGCACGATCCGGCGCGAGGTCTATCCGCAATCCGGCACATCGCTCAGGGCGGCGGCGCTGGTCTGGAGCAAGGCGAGCGAGATCGTCGATGCCTTCGACCGGGGCGCGCTGATCCGCTCCGCCGACGGTTTCTGGCTGGCGATCCCGCTGGCGGCAGCCGGGGCCAGGGGTGCGGGCGGCAAGCGGATCACCCCGGGCGGTTGGGAACAGCGCACCGGTCGGCGGCTCCGCTTCGTCTATCGGCGCGGGCGTCCCAGCCTGCTGGTCGCCGACGACGCGCGCCTGAACAGCCGCGGCCTTGCCGCCTCAAAAGGTGGGCGGCGGCGGCGCGACGGAACCCTCACCGGCGCGCAGACCGTCCCGGTCTTCCTGCTGGTGCCGCAGGTCAAACTCGCCAAGCGCCTCGACCTCGGCAAGGCAGCCACCGCCTGGCAGAACCGGCTGCCGGGCCTGATCCTTGCCAACTGGCCGGAAGGAACCCGCCGATGAGTAACCGTGAGACGATCCTCGAGGCCTTGCGGGTGGTCCTCGTCAGCATCCCCGGCGCGCGGGTGCTGCGGAACGAACCGCTCCCCGGCCGCATCCCGGCGGGCGGGACGGTGATCCTGCGCGACGGCGATCCGGGGCAACCTGAGGTTACCCTGTCGCCGCTGCGCTATCACTACGAACACCGCGCCGGGATCGACGTGCTGGTCCAGAAAGCGACCGGACGGGATGCGGCCTTCGATGCGCTCTGCGCTGCCATCGGGGCCCGGATCGCCGCCGACCGGACGCTGGGCGGGCTTTGCGACTGGTGCGAGGCCGAAGCCCCGGAACCCGTGGAGATCGTCGCCGAGGGCGGCGAGCCGATCAAGGCCGCCACGGTCGCGGTGATCCTGACCTATTCGACCGCCAATCCGCTCTGATCCTGAAGACCGCCGCAGCGTCGACCGCCTGCCGCGCCACACATAATATGCATATAAAGGAGTCCGACGATGGCACGCGCACAGGGCGCGCGGGCGCAGATGGCGCTCGCCTTCGAGACAGTCTACGGGACGGCCCCGGCGACGGGATACCGCTTTGTCCCCTTCGCGTCGACCACGCTCGGCAGCGAGCAGCCGCTGCTGGCCTCCGAACTTCTGGGCTACGGTCGCGATCCGCAGGCCCCCTTGCGCGATGCCTTCACCGCCGATGGCGACGTGGTGATCCCGATCGATGTCGAGAACTTCGGCCTCTGGCTGAAGGGCGCTTTCGGGTCCCCGGTCACCACCGGCACGGTGCCGAAGGTCCATACCTTCCAGTCCGGCGGCTGGACCCTGCCGAGCCTCGCCATCGAGACCCAGATGCCGGAGGTGCCGCGTTTCGCGATGTATTCCGGCTGCGTGGTCGAGGGCCTCTCCTGGGAGATGCGCCGGTCGGGATTGCTGACCGCCACGGCAACGCTGGTCGCGCAGAACGAGATGGTTGCGGCGGCCACGGCAGCCGGCGCGCCCACTTCCCTGTCGCTGGCGCGCTTTGGCCATTTCAACGGGTCGATCCAGCGCAACGGCGCGCCCATCGGCAACATCCTGTCGGCCCGGATTGCCTATGCCAACAACCTTGACCGGATCGACAGCATCCGCGCCGATGGCCGGATCGAAGGTGCCGACCCGTCCATCGCGTCGCTCACCGGCACGCTGGAAGCGCGGTTCGACGATCTCACGCTCTACAATCAGGCTATCGCGGGCACGCCCTGCGAGTTGATCTTCGCCTATACCCAGGGCGCAAACGCCGCCTTCAGCTTCACCGCCCATGCCGTCTATCTGCCGCGCCCCCGGATCGCCATCGAAGGCCCCGGCGGGATTCAGGCCAGTTTCGACTGGCAGGGGGCCCGCGCCGTCTCCCCGGCCCGCATGTGCACCGCCGTCCTCACCAACACTGTCGCGAGCTATTAACCATGATCAGCCTGACCCTGTCCCGCGAGCCCGAACGGCTCGACCTTACCCATGGCGTGACGGTATTCATCCGCCCGCTGACGGCGGCGATCTTCTCCGCCGCCCGCGCCGATCTTGAGGCCGGCGACCTGATAGACGCCGAGG